AAACTGTGTATTCTGTGCCATCTCCCCCTGTTTTTAATTTTCCTTCTAAGTGCCAATTACATCCGCTTTGTGCTTTCTTCCATTCAGGTAAGTGTTCACTTGCTCCTTGATACATGAAAGGACATCTCTCCGCTAAGACATTTCTTGCTGGTAGAGTCACTCCTTGTATATCAAATGGGGCAACTAGTTCAAAAGTTACTGAAGCTTTTGTTCTTGATTTAATTCTATCAATAACCCAAACAGATCTTGGAAACTCTATAGGAGGACTTGCATCTCCTGTTTCTCCATATAAATATTTTTTAAGAGTTAATCTTCTAATTACTCTTAAACCAATCATTTCATGATAATCTAAACCTACTGCATCACTTAATACGCTTAGAGCATTTGCTAGAGTTACTGTAGGGCGAGCTATTGCTCCATCATTTTTTAGTTCGAATCCATCTGCCTTTATAGGAATAGGAGTATAAGTACGAATAGTAGAGTTAGTAGTAAAGTCTCTCATTCTAAGAGAGGTAGATTCGTCATCATCTATTCCACTAGTAAAATATGCAAAGTTATCTTTTACAAATTCAAACTCATATAGTTGTACCAGCTCTGAGCCTGGGTCTAACTTCTGTATATCCTTTACTAATATTTTCTCAGCCATTATGCTTCGTAGACTCTCCTAAAAGTGCAACTTAAAGAATAATATTCTGCATACTCCCAAGTCTGTTGCCAGTCATCACAAACAACTTTTACTGTTTTTTCTCCACCACTTTCATTGCTATCTTCATAAGTATAGTTAAAAGCAGTTACTCCTCCTTTAAGTTCAAAAAAGTCTGCTATATCATCTATGTCTGCTTTTGTTCTTGTTGCAAAATTTATTGAAAATTCTTGTTGTAAATTATTTATACCATTAGCTATTCTTTGTTCATAGCCATCTCCAAATTGTGTTTTAAATATCTTTGGTGTATTCTTTCTAGTAAAACCTTTATCTGGTCTAAATGTTACACTTCCGTTGCTAAATCCTATTGCCATATTATCCGCTTAATAGCCCTCCAGGTCTTTGCTGTTTGCCTATTTCTTCTAGTACAGCCATGTTGATTGCTTGTGCAAATTGTTTTCCTGTTTCTTCATCACTAGTAGTATCTGAACTACCGTCTGCCATGTTTACATTGATTGTTGTATTAACAGGTCCGTTGTTTTTTCCTTTCATTTCTACAGGTATGCTTCTATTATTTGGAAGAGGTACTACTGCTTCTTTACCATGTAGTACTGCTCCATAACCTGAACTTGGTCCATCTGAAACACCTCCTCCTGAGAAAGATCTATAGCCTTTGCTCATCACTCCACCATCTCTACCAGCTGGTACTGTTCCTGTAAAAAATTGTGCCATAGTACCAAAAAAGCCACCACCGCCTGTTTCAAGTGCCATTTTTGCTCTTTCGTATATTGAAATCATTAACTGAATCTGAGCAACTTTTGCCATTATTTTTGCGGTCTTATCTTCTTGTCCTGCTACTGCTCCCATCAGGCCTATAACACCTGAAAATTGATTTAAGTTTTTACTAAATTCGTCTCTTCTGCCTTTTCCTTCATCAGTGTATGTTGGGTCTTTTGGATTACCAGTTTCAACTGCTGCAGCAATACCAGCTGACAAAGAAGACTGCTTAGTAGTAAAGAGTCCTGTTTCAGGATCTCTTACAATATCTCCTACAGCTGCATTATCAAATAACATTTGTAAAAGACTTCTTTCTGCTGAAGGATCATTAGGAGACGGTTTAACATCTTTAAGTCTATTTAGCTTATCGTTCATCCCACTAGTTGTAATATCCGAGCCTGTTATTGCTACAGCTAAAGTATCTTGTAATTTCTTGTTTTGGTCAAACGCTCTAGAGTTGGCTGATATATCTGTGAATAATTTATCTTTATACTTTTCGATTCCTTCGTCATACCCATCTTTTCCAAATAATATATTATCTAATAACACCTGAAAATTAGATGCACCACGATTGCCTTTACCACTTTTATGACTTACCCCAATACTACCACCTAGACCAGTAGGGGTACTTCTTGCACTATCAAAGAAAAAGCCTTCTGAATCTGTTTTACCATTTTTCAGCATCTGGGCTTGTTGTATACCTTTACCAGTTACAACTTTTGATTCTCCAGCTTTATTAAATAATCTAATGAAGCCTTCTCCGCCTGCTTTTGCTATATCTGCCATTAATGATTCGGCAAGTTTTCTACGACTAGCACTTAATCCTTTTAATTGAGCGTTTCTTGCATAACTATCAAAACCTTCACTTTCTATTAAAGTATTAACAGAAGACTCGTCTTTAAGCTGATTAAGGTTTTTGCCTTGGTCAACTGCGTTTTTTAATCTGAGTTGCAGTTCCCTTTTTCTTTTTCCTTCCGTCTCTATATCAGCTTTTAGTATTCGTCTTTGTACTTCTTTCAATCCATCAACCATAGTTTGACTTGCACTACGTATCATTGCTCCATGTGCAAATCCACTCTCTTCAATATTTGTTTTTATTATTCTTCCGTGTCTTTCTGCGGCATCTTCTAATTTTTCTGCTTCTGTTTTACCTGTGGGCATTACTGCCCCTAATGTGTCTTCTAATAGTTGTTCTGAAAGGAATCCTCCAATAGCGTCAGTTATTGTAGTTGTAAAAGCTTTACCTATATTATCAAACATACTAGAGTCTCCTCTCATGCCTGCTCCTATAGCTTTTCCAAGATTTGCTTCTAGGTCTTTATATACTCCATGATATGTTGAAAACATTAAGCTTGCTCTTTTTGTTTCTAAGTCAAGAGCTATTTTACTTGCTTTTATCATATCAAGTTGAGTATCTCTATTTTGTTTTAGTTGTATTAATTTCTTCTCGTCGTTAGTATTAAATATCTGCAAGTTCATTTTCTCTAACTTATTCATTTCTTCTGCTAACTTAAATCTTTTTTGTTCTACTTTTAATAATCTATTTGTAGTAGTCATGCCTGCCAAATCACCAAACATTTGTAAAGTTTTAGCACTTGACATTTGTTTACTAAGTTCTACTGCTTCTTTTTGAAAGAAAGTATATAGCTCTAGTGTTGCTAATTCGCTTCTTAATTCAGAATGGTAGTCTTGATTTGCGTTAATTAATTCTTTGTATTGTTCTACATTAGATTTTATAATATTTAACATATCTTGCATAGGTATTTTTGGTAAGCTTTGTGCTACTCTATTCTGTTGTTTAACCATTTCTTTAGAGTTATTGTTTAAAGCTTTAAGAGCAGCACCTACAGTAGCTACGCTGTCTCTTAATATAAATAATTCTTTTGCTAAATCTTCTGTCATGCCTCCTGCGGCAGTTAGTTTTTGTCTAAATGTTTCAAATTCTGGATTCATTTTACCTAAAGTACTTAAAGTAGTGTTAAACTCTTCTCCAAGTTCATTAAATTTTTCTTGGTTTATACTTGCATTACGACCTAGTGCAAATAATGAATCTACTGTTTTGTTAAAGTCTACACTTTGTACTGCTTCAAAACTATGTAATAAACTTTCTGTTTTACCAACTATTAATCCATCTGCTCTTACTTGAGACATTTTTAATAATTCTTCATTTAAAGTTTTTAAACCCCCCACGTTTGCATCAACATCTTCATTAAACTTTTCTAACATTTTGTTGGCGTCTTTATTGAGATATTGCATAAAAGCTTTAAATGCCATAAATACCATACCAATAATAGCAACATATCCCAACATGCCTGATAAAAACATTCCTACTTTACTTGCTGCGGCACTTACTGTTGATAACATTCCTTTTACTGCATTCGATGCTTTCATCCATTTTAATTGAAAGCCAGTAGTAACTTTTTCTGTTCCTACTAATGTTTTTGTAATAAAACCTTCATAGTCATTACTCATTTGCAAAAGAATCTTTTTGTAATAAGCTCTTTTCTTATCACTCATGTTTTTAAACATTCCAGCTTCTCTGCTAAGTTGTGAATGTAAGTTAGAAATTTGTGCTTTACTTAACTTTTTACCATCAGCTAGAATTTGACCAATCTTTCCACCTTTTCCTAGTCTATCTGCTCCTATCTTAGTTGCAAATTTACGCTGAGAAGGGCTTAGATTATTTAGTTGCTTCATCTTGGTTGCTAATTCAGTTTCTTTAATTTTTAATCTTTCTATTTCAGCTATTCTAGCTTCGGCAGCTTCTGACTGACGTATTCGTAATTCGTTTGTGGTAGGGATTAAACTTTTAAGGATAGAAGATGCAAATAACCCCATTGCAATTGCTGCATTGGTTGTGTTACCTGCAATAAATTTAGCCATTGGTTCTGCGATAGCAGCAATAGCTGGTCTGACAGTATTGAGTAGTTCATCGAAAGCGATACCTACCTGTGCTAAAGCATTCGCAGTAGGATCCATAATTTCATTAATCTTTCCAAACTTTTCTTCTGCTTGTCCAAGTACTTCGTTTACAACTGCTTGTGATTTTTGGTATATTGAAAGTTGATTTTTATTTAGACCTAGTGCGGCTGCATATTTTGTCGATGCCTCTTCTAGTCTTAATATAATACCTAATTCGTCCAATAGTTCTGGTTCCGCTTTAGTAACACCTCTTACCAATCTGTTGAATGAATCTGTCACATCTCGACCGAGTGCGACTGAAACTGTAAATGCGGCTTCTGATAGTTCTCTTAACTGTCCTGAAGAAAGTCCCGCGGCTCTACCAATAGCTGCGGCCTGTGAAGCTTCTGAGAAACTAATCATTCCTCGAGTAGCTGCCTGAATATCTTTCGATAAGGACTGGTACGCGATACCTGTTGCAGCAGCAAAAGCTACTTGTCCTTCTCTTAGTACACGAAAGTCTGCCGCACCTTTTAGGAATCTAAAGGCTGCGTCAAGAGCAAATAAGTTAGCGGCTAAAGTAGCGTAGGCAGGAACGAGCCCCCCTGTGATACCTTGGGACATTTTTGAAAAGTTTTTAGTTGAATTTGAAGATGCCTGTGCAGCACCTTTTAAACTACGGTCTGCTGATTGTGCGCTCTTAGCAGTCTTTTTAAGACCTTTACCAGCCTTGTCGGCTTGTTTATCAATTTTATCTAAGCCACTCGCTGTGACTTTAAAATCAAGTGAACCGCCTTTAGTTTTCTTTCCAGCCATTTATTTACCTTATTATCTAGCTCTCGCTTTTGCTTTTGCTGATAGCTCAGCTTGCTTCTGTGAGTCTTTGACTCGTTTATTTATAGAGTTTGAGTTCTCATTTTCTATATGAGCTAAAAAGTAGACGACTGTGCGTTTGTCCTCAATATCGAATGTCTCTAAGTAAGTACCTATAGGAGCAAAATCTTTGCCCATATATACCCCACTAGTACCGTCCCATCTGTCAGTTAATATGCTATGTAGCATAAATGATTGTTGGACCTCTAAAGGATAATCACTCATCTCAGGAGGCATTCTATCGGGATCAGGATCTTGATTCAGTTGCTCGCAGACTGCAAGGTATTTGTCTAAATCAATATCCTCAGAAAACTGTTTCTTTATCATCCCAAGTATTAAACTTACTTGGTCTTGGTAAAATTTTCCAGGTCTCCGACAGTTTCACTTACCCACTCATCGAAATCACTAGAGTTTTTCATAAGTAACTCTGCATTTTCGTTGTTCCAGACTAAAAAGTCTTCTGGGTCTACTTCGCTAATATCTACTAATAGAAGCTCTTCTAAGTATTTATATTTTAAGCCTGACCAGCCTTTTATGATTGCTTTGCAGTATTCAGTTAAGAATTTATCATTATCTAGCTGTTCTTCGTATGCCCTTGTCTTTTTATTGAACTTTTGTGATACACTTTTATTTCTAAGCTTTAGCAATTCTTCTCTTGCTAAATAAGTGAGTTTTACCGTAAATCCTTCCGCTCCTGGAAAGTCTACTCCTACTGTCTTGCTTGGAGTTAACAAACTCTTAAGCGATACTACTGGTGTTTTATTTTCTGTTGTCATTTGTTTATTCCTATTAAAAAAATGTATGGGGAAATGACTCCCCATACATTCAGTTTGTTATTAAGCTCCTACGTAAGTAATTGATACTTCGTTGGTAGCGTCCGCTGCTGTTGCTGATGATAAATCTGTTGGTAAACCATGGAAGGCTACATCTACAGATATTACATCTGATAAATCATGAGCAGGTAACTCTAAGTGAGCTTTTGGCACTGTTACTGCAACTCGAGGGGTATTACTACCACCACCGATATTGAATGTCATTGCAAAAGCGTTAGTGATTACGCCTCTTGATTCTTGAAGTTTTTCAAATAAGTCTAAAGACCCATTTGCTACATCATTTAGATAACAAGTGAAATTACCTGTCACCGATCTTGTACCAGTAACATGACCTAAAGGTAAGTTTACTTGTCCAATTGTTTCTGGTGTTAAGTAAGTATTGTTGTTCTCTATAGTAATGTTTCCACCTGTTAGAGTAACTCCAAAGGTTGTGTCTGAAGCACCTAAGCTACCGACTGCACCTGATACTTCACTTGCATCATAGACTAGTGATAAGTCTGTTAATTTTTGTCTAATGAAGTTTGAAGTCGTGTCTACTCCTTCTCTGATTAAACCTTTTGCTGTAGCTCCTGAAGCTTCAGTATTTAAAGAAGCCGCTTCTTCGATTGTTTTGCCGTTTCCAGACCAACCGATTTGTGCGATTCCTTCAATATCAAAGTCAATTGAAGCCGAGC